AGCGTTGTCAGTTAGGCGAACAAACGCGTTAGGGTCAACCAACCACCCGAAGGTAGTCTCGATCAACACCGCAATCTGGTTCGTCTGCCATAGGTTCACCTGAGTACCGTCAGCAGCGTCAATGACACCAGTGTCGGTAGCCTTCATGCGTACCTGGTCAGCGTAACCGTAGATCAAGCGTGTCCAGTCACCCAACACGGCACGAGTACCAGTGTCAGTACCGCGTCCAAGGGTACCCGAAACCGCACGGCCCTGCTCAACAGGAAGACCTGCCAAAGAACCAAGAGACTGCTGTGCCAAGTTCAAAGAACCCTGGAAGATCAAGTTACCGTTACCATCGCGCGCAGTTAGCACAGGAGGAACGAAACGCTGATCAACAGCCCAAGCGTTAGGGTTGTAACCACGGTTCACCAAAATAGCCCACGCATTAGTCAAGTCAATGTCAAGCGTGTCGCTAGTGGTTGGGTAGTTGATGGGGTTCGGAGCCAAGTTCACGTAACCGTTAGTGCTAATACCCAGAAGGGCGTCACCATTGTCAGGGCGCTTACCCTGGAACACAGCCAAGTCGATACCGCGACCAATAGCCGAAGCCATCTGAGACGCAACACCACTCCACATACCGTTCACATCAGCACGAGCGAACTCCTCAGAGGCAGTTACGATCGTAGCCATCTTGATCGGTGCGAATGATGTGCTGTCCCACGCGATACCGCTCACAGGCTTACGGTAACCCTCACGGTCCTGAGGACGTGTACCTACACCAACCTGGCCTACCTCAGGCTCAACGCTCTGGATAGGAATTACGGTCTCACCATAGCCGACAGGAACCTGACGGCCAAGACGCAAAACTAGCGAACTCTCCTGAGCCGTCTGCCACAAAAGACCAGTGGTCTCCTTAGGCATCAACTCATCTGTAAGATACGCTAGGCGTCCCTGATGACGATCTTCCCTATTCGGGGAGACCTCATTCTGAAAAGCCATGTGTCATCCTTTACTATTCATTAACTCCAGCCAAGTGACTTCGCAACCGCTTCCGCAAATGCGCTTTCACCTGTGGGAGGCTTGTCATTACCAAGACCGGCACTACGATCCGTCGCACGCGACGTTGTCTTACCGGGGGCGATGCCGAACGTATCAACGACGGACTTCGCGTCAGCCTTAAGCTCATCAGGGGTGTTACCGCGAAGACGGTCTGCAAACGCCTTCACCTGATCACCCTTAACGTCAAACGCTTCAAGCGCAACGTCGAGCTTGGCACTATTCAACTTCAAGTCATCGACCTCAGTCTGTAGGTTCTTCACCTTCCCAGACTCCTCGTCAAATGACTTCTGCAAGTTGTCACGCGCCGTCTCCGTCTCACGCAACTTAGTGCGGTACGAAGCGGCATCGTTACGGGCACGGGACAATTCGTTCTGTGCCCACTCGGGAAGCTCACTCACATTCTGCGCCCCCTTCCCATTGGTGGGGGTGGAGTTCTGTGCACCCTGATCCTGACCATTGTCAGCACCAGTTGAGGCGTTTGCTTCCGTCATTTCTAACCTCCAGGGTTAATGATGTGAGTACCAGACTCACTTTACGTCATCATTAGGCTACATTACGCCCAAGCGTCGTTTCATCCTGCTCCTTCTGCGGAGAATAAATGATCTTACGCATTTCATTCAAAATCAATCGCGTGTTATTCTTGCTTTCCCCAACGCGAACCAAATGCTTCGTGCGCTTAACAGCCTCTTCGTAAATCTTGAAAGCTTCCTTTTCCTGTGCCTGCGTAGGATAATTGTCGTACTTGTACACAGGAACAACAATGCAAGTGCAGTCGGGGTGCCACTTATTCATTAGTTCGTTGATGGCGTCAGGATCATCGTCCAAAATGAGACGCTCAAGGCGCTCCGTACCAAACGGCCACCCTGCCGTACTTCCCTCACCGGACTTGATGTATACAGGGCCACGGGAGATCATCATGGTGCAGAAGGCACATGTAGGAGGGCGGGGGTCGAAGCGCGCAAAACCACGCACCACTTGCCCTGTGTCCTCTGTGATGCCCTGAATCAACGTGCGGCGCTGTGCATCCTCATAAACCTTCGTGACACGCGCTACGGCCTCTTCAACGGCCACATCGGGTGTTGCACCCTTCTGAAGCTTCTGATACACTGGGAGCATCGCTTCGCGGTACCAGCGCTCGGGGTAGAAGTCGTCAGTGAAGATGTCATGACGCGCCTTGTCAGGGAGCTGCGCCGCACGATTCGAGTCATAGAACTCTCGTGCGAGCTGAGTACCTTCGTCGCGATACGGCTTCATCACGCGATATGTGACAGTCATCATATCGTTCCACTCGCGTGCCGACATGTAACCACGAATGAACTGCTGGAAGACATAAAGAAGCGCCGCAAGCATCCTTGATAGGATATTTTGCTTACGGCGTGCGTATGTGTTCAGATCCATGCGCGTTCCTTCTATTGTGTCGGAATGGCTGGACTCGAACCAGCGACATCTCGCTTCCAAGGCGAGTAGGCTACCAACTGCCCCACACTCCGTTAAAAGTTGCCTCTAACAGAAACTTGCCTGAAGGAGGCAACTTCCCATATCGGGCAACTTACGTGGAGAACACGGGTTTCGAACCCGTCACCTCCTGCTTGCAAGGCAGGTGCTCTACCAAAATGAGCTAGATCCCCATTGTGCTTAGTTTACCACGGACTGACAGGCTTTGCAACTGCCTTCACGAAGTGCATGAACGCATCCTCAAAGTGAGTACGCGCCAAAGCAAGCTCACGCTTGTCCGCATCGTCTTCTCCCACAAGCACCTTCCAGTACTCTGCAACCTGGCGCTCAAGGGACTTAATCTCATTGATGACGTCGACAGTGCCCTGATCAAAGTCACGGTAACCGTCGATCTTTTCGTGCTGATTTTCCATGTACTCGGTGAGGGATTTGAACCCCCGGCACCTTGGGTGTAGGCCAAGTGCTCTTCCACTGAGCTAACCGAGTATGAACGCAACGGCCCCCAGTTACCCAAAACCAGGTGTATTAAGGCCAGCTAAAGACGCTAAGCCCCGTTTCGTTACGTCGTGCCTCCAGGTTTTGAACCTGGCACCTCCCGCTTATCAGGCGGACGCTCTAACCAAATGAGCTAAGGCACGTGGGGTGCATGACGGGAATCGAACCCGCGTCACCGGAGTCACAGTCCAGCGCTTTACCACTAAGCTACACGCAACGTAGCGCAGAAGGGACTCGAACCCTCAGCTTCAGGCTTATGAGACCTGTGTGTTGCCATTACACCACCGCGCATCACCGAGCTTTTCAGCTCTCATCAACATCCACAGTCACACCATACCGCACATCTCCGTCGCTGTCAATCTCCTGATATGCACGCTCCCACTCAGCATCGCTAATGGCGTATATGCCACCCAGCGGAGTGAGAAGTGTACCAACAGGATATTGGTTGGCGTCTTCGATTGTGTTACCGTAACATAGATTGTTGTTATCTTCGTTAATGAAGAAATATGGCCCCATATCAGGACCGAACGCGTCCTTGATCTCTACGATATTGTCACCGTCCCAACGAACTGTCCATACAACGGTCGGACGAGCAATACCGTAACGCTTAGCCATTATTCTCCTTTATCGAGCTGAGCCACCAGGATTCGAACCTAGAACCCCTGATTAACAGTCAGGGATGTTCGCCGTTTACACCATAGCCCATTGTTTTTGTTAAAGCGATCTGTACGGGACTCGAACCCGCGCGCACCACCGTGACAAGGTGGGGCTCTGCCGCTGAGCTAACAGACCAAGACCATGTGGTTGTTTCTGACGACGATACCACAAAACGCCAAGACCCACATGGTTCCTGATGGGCTCAGTTTACCACGAACTTACGCTCTGCGTACCCCTACGGGGGCTCGAACCCCGACCGCCAGATTGAGAGTCTGACGTGCTACCGCTTACACCACAGGGACACCAACATACTTTTTCTTGTGCCGGGAAAGTATGTAAACCGTATGTCACTTGTTCTTGTTGCGCTTATGCAATTGTACCACACTCTGGCAGTTCTGACAATAGCTTGTGACCTCGATCACATTGCCCTTGTCATCCCGCACTGTGCGCATCTCAACCTTGCGCATCTTACACTGTGGACACTTCTGCATAGCGCTTCCTTCTGAGCACGAGATACAGGAATCGAACCCGTGACAACGGGGTTGGAAGCCGTTGTGTTGCCATTACACCAATCTCGCACCCACATACTACATTATGGTGTGCTAGTTGTCAAGGTCCGCCAGCATCCCGATTCCCACCATCACTAGGATGCCGAGAAGCGAGATGCCAGCAGCCAAGACGATCACTGACATGCCTCGCATTCATCGCCGTCAAGCGAACACGCTGAACCCAACTCAAAGTCATCCCCTGTCACAGGAATGACCACGGGATCACACCAACAGTCCTTACTGAGCACATGCTCATCGGGTGCATGTAGCTCCCACGGATCAAGCTGTGTTGTCACGTCCATTACCTCCTGTCTCGGAACCTCCACCGCTCGGCTGCTGCGCCTCAGGGTCAACAGCCTTCACCGCGGAAGTTGTCTGCATCGGGAACTTCGGATCAGGGTCTGTACCAAGAAGGGCACCCAAGTACTCGGTCTTCTCCTCAGCGTCCCACAACGCCATCTGCTCCAACTCCGCAGGTGTGTACTTCATGTCCAAACGTGCCTGCTTCACAGGGATGATGGCCTTGCCGCCCGTAAGCTTCACTGCCGCATCCGCCTTAGCAGCATACGTCGGAGTTGAGGGGTCTGTCAAGATGCTTTCGATGTCACGCAACGTGTCGTCAAGAGCACCCGTCATCACCAACGCAGCGATGCGCATGACGCGCTCCCACACGTTACCAAACATGGCACCCTTCAACTCAGCCTTCTTCACCAAGCGTGACTCCGCGCTACGAATCGCTTCCGCGGATGCGGGCGTCTGAGATGAGAATGAAAGGTACTGTGGCGGTAGACCCGTGTACGACGCAGCCATCTTCGCCAACTCCTGCAAAACACCCGTATAGTTCGACAACTCGGCGGCTGAGAACTGTGTAGCCTTCGCGTTCTCATCCTGGAATGCCAAAATACCAGCCATGTACGCCTTGTACTGCGCGGCAGGATCCTGGTTCTGCATAATGGCTTCCTTTTCAACACCAAACAATAGGCGCTGAGGCACGGCCATTAGGTCCGCGGCCATCTGCATATTCTGCACAACCTGTGTCGCTGCGTCCTGCAAATTGCGCAACTCAGGGATAATCTCCGAACGCCCGTACCTATCGCCAACACGCTCACGATTGAACGACGGCACGATCGGGACGATACCGAGGTCGTGAATGTCTTCATCAACCTTGCGATACGATCCATTCCGCCCATCGACAACATAGATGGTGCGATCAGGAAGGTATACAGTATACGACTGTGCTTCCTGCAAATTCACGCCGTTCATGGGGTTGGGGTCCACGTAGAAGCGAACAGCCCACTGAACGCGTCGAGTCCTCTGATCCATCTCAACCCACATATGCTGCGGGCTTTCGATACGAATGATAGGAGCATCGGCGGGGTGCCCATACAAAATGTCTTCATCTGTAGGGGCTGAAACAGAAACGTAGGAGCGACCGTGAATAAATGTCTCCAGGAATGAAATTTGCGCCTCCTGGTCAAGGTCATTAACCTTCCACCAAGACTGCAAACGCTCATCTGCATCCGAAGCGCCAGGCACACGGAAGCCCACGATAGCAATACGCTCAACCAACGAATCCAAATACAAACGCGACCAACCAACACTAGCCTTCATGTTCGGCATCTCGCTACGCAGCGGGTGACGACCACGATCCAATGTTAGTTCGGCCTCGTAATACTTGGAATCCTCGCAAAGCTTACTGCGGTCGCGCCCAAGATTCTCACGTGCCGCATCAATCATGTCCTTGATGGTGGCCATCAGATAATCTCCAGGCTCTTCTTACGGTTGTACTTTGTCTTTAGGTACTCTTGCCTAGCGCCGAAGGCTAGGACAGCTGTGACAGCGGCATCGATCTTACGAGGGGAATCCTTCGACTCCTTACCGATACCGATCATGTCGTATGTGTCAGAGGGGCGCTGACGCGCATTCAAAATGTGCTGCCTCAAAATTGGGTTAGCGTCATGACGCAAATTACCCTCAACCACAGCATCGCGAAAACGCTCACACTCCAAAAGGAACTCGCGCTTCGCCTTCGAACGCATATCGTAAGCAATCAAATGCCCAGCGCTAGCCTTCACAATCAACTGCTTACGGAAATCCGCAGCCCACTGATCGATGTAAGACTCAAATTCCTTAACATCAGCACGGAAGGAGACTACATCGTACATATCAAATGCGCGGCGTACAGCCTTGTCAACCGACACCGTAGGGATCTTGCCATCAGGGAACGAATCAGGGTTCCATGCTTCTAGAAGGAAGATGGCGCCATCCTCAATACGGCACGCGCAAAGCGCCGTATGATCACGGCCACGCGAACCATCAAACCCAAGCGTGATCATGTCCCCCGGGCGCAAACGCAACGACGACACTGCGCACTTATCCCACTCCCAAGGCGTGATCCAAGCGTCCTCAGCGGCAACGATTTGATTCAAAT